TACCCCCCGGGGGTCCAAGACTGCGGATAGCGCTCCCGGTCCTGCGTGCGGCTCCTCCCCGTTTTTTCGGCCCCCAGGAGGGGCTTCCACCGATGCCCCAGGAGGGCGACATGGCTAAGCCGAAGGCTCCGGCCGACCTCGGCAAGAGCGGTTCTGCGCTCTGGTCCGACGTGGTCGGCAAGTACGACCTGCGGGCAGACGAACTGCGGACCCTCGAGGACGCGTGCCGCCTGTCCGACATGATCGACGCCCTCTCGGCCGCGTGGGCCGAGGACGGCAAGCCGATGATGACGGCGGGCAGCATGGGCCAGCTCGTCATCCACCCGCTGATCGACAAGCTGGCGGACCACCGCATGAAGCGGTCGGCGCTGCTGTCGAAGCTGAAGCTTCCCGATGAGTCGGGCCAGGGCGAGTCGAACCAGCAGCGCTCTGCTGCTCAGTCGCGATGGGCCGCGGCTCATGGCGCTGGCGCGTAGCGCCGGCCCTGCGCTTCACGTCTCCCGCGAGGCCGAGTACCGCGAGATCGAGCAGTGGTACCGAGATCTCCTCGACCGCACGACGCCGCCCGACGATCTCGTCTGGGAGCCGGTCAAGATCGGCCCGACGTGGCAGTACGACGGTGGGTGGCTGCTCCCTGAGGCGACTCTCGGCTGGGGCTTCCTGGCATGGACTGGCGTCTGGCTCACTGGCCGCGGCGGCCGGCCGTGGGTCTGGACGCCTGAGCAAGCCCGGTTTCTGCTGCACTACTACTCGGTCGACCAGCTGGGCGACCCGCTGTTCCACACGGCGATGCTGCAGCGGCTCAAGGGCTGGGGCAAGGACCCGCTTGCGGCGGGAGTCTCGGCCGGCTCCCTTCACGCTCCGATCATCTTCGACCACTGGGAGGGCGACCGCCCGATCGGTCGCGACGACCCGGAGGCGTGGACGCAGATCCTGGCTGTCTCGCAGGACCAGACCAAGAACACGATGAAGCTCTTCCCGGCGCTCATCCCCGAGGCGACGCGTCGCTTCTACGGCATCCAGATCGGCAAGCAGAACATTTGGTCGGACGGCGACCGGCGACAGGTGGAGGCCGTGACCAACTCGGTCCTCGCCATCGAGGGCGGCCGGCCGCGGCAGATCATCCGGGCCGAGACTCAGAACTGGGTCGAGGCCAACGGCGGGCACGACATGGTCGGCGCGATCGAGGGCAACGCCGCCAAGGCCGAGATCGGGCAGCCGGCGCGCATCCTCGACATCTTCAACGCCTTCCGCCCTGGTCGCGACTCAGTCGCCGAGCGTGCGCGCGAGGCGTGGGAGTCCACGCAGGGCGAGGACGCGACGCAGGTTGAGTACGGCGTGCTGTGGGACTCGCTGGAGGCTCCACCCGAGGCACCGTTGACCAAGGATGCGGCGCCTGACGTGGTCCGCTCGATCGCCGGCGATGCGACCTGGCTGGACACTCGTCCGAACGGCCGGATCGTGAAGTCGATCCTGAACCCGAACAACTCACCGAGCGAGTCGCGCCGCAAGTGGTACAACCAGGTCGTCGGCACCGAGGACGCATGGGCGGACCCGCGCTGGGTCGACTCGGCCGTGAAGCTCGGCCGCGACCTGCCGCCACTGCAACCGGGCGACCGGATCGTGATGTTCGGCGACGGCTCCAAGTCCGACGACGCGACCGGCCTGGTTGGCGTTCGGCTCTCGGATGGGTTTGCTCAGACGCTCCACTACCAGCTGCCCGGCAAGGACAGCCACGGCAAGCCGGAGTTGGTCGACCGAGCTGCTCTGGATGCCGACGTCGAGCTCGCGTTCGACCTCTACAAGATCGTGGCGTTCTACTTCGACCCTTCGCACGCGAAGGCCGGCGACGGCGTCGAGGATGACCGCTTCTGGTGGCCCCTGGTCGACAAGTGGCACCAGAAGTACTCGCGCCGTCTCGACAAGAAGTTCTGGCCGGTGAAGTCAGGGCCGCGGACCCACTCGATCGCCTTCGACATGCTCACCACGCCTGCGCAGCAGGCGTTCCAGCCGGTCGTCTCGCAGATCGCGGACGAGCTCCGGGACGGATTGCTTCCGCAACACGCCGGAGCACCGCTCAAGCGGCACATGAAGAACGCTCGTCGGCGCGAGGGTCGCTTCGGCGTCGCGATCGGCAAGGAGCACCGCTCCTCGTCGCGCAAGGTCGACCTGGCTGTCTGCTACGTGGGCGCCCACATGCTGCGGCGCATCGTCCGCCTGTCCACCAAGCAAGGTACGCCCGGCAAGGGTCGGGTCATCGTCATGGAGTGAAGGAGGACGTCCGCATGACCGTCAGCTCCTTCGACACGACCAGTCCGACGTTCCCGGTCTCGGTGACCCCGACGCTCCCACTGCTTGGGCTCAACGATGACGAGCGGGCGCTGATCGAGACCCTCGCCGGGATCGCGAAGCGCGACCAGGCCGAGATGCTGTTGACCGAGGCGTACTACCTGGGCGAGCAGGTGATCCGAAACCTGCGGATCGCGGTGCCCAAGGAGCTGGAGTTCCTGCGCACCATCGTCGGATGGCCGGCGATCGCCGTCGACCCGCTGGTCGAGCGGCTGTTCGTGGACGGCTTCCGACTCGCGAACGCCACCGATGCCGACGCCCACCTGGGCGAGATCTGGGACGCGAACGGCGGCGGTGTGGAGCAGTCACTGGCCTTCACCGACGCGCTGACGATGGGCCGGGCGTACTGGGCCGTCGGGTCCCCACTGGAGCCCGGCGGCGCCCCGCAGATCACGGTCGAGTCGCCGCTCAACATGTCGGTCCTGTGGGACCTGCGCGGCCAGTCGGCGCGCGCGGCGATGCAGGAGTACTGGGACGCCGATCGCAAGCGCGGCGCGCTGATGCTGCCGAACCAGACCGTGCACCTCGCGGAGAACGATAATCACCAGTGGGAGATCGTCGACCGCGACCAGCATGGCTTCGACTTCGTGTCTGTGTATCGGATGGCGAACCGTCCGCGGACCAACAACCGCGACGGCCGCTCGGAGATCACGCTCGCGATGCGGTCGATCACCGACGCCGCCTGCCGCACGCTGCTCGGCCTCGAGGTCGCGCGCGAGCTCTACTCGGTGCCCCAGAAGGTCATCCTCGGCGCCTCTGAGAACGCGTTCGTGAAGTCGGACGGCACGCCCAAGTCGGCGTGGGACACCTACATCACCAAGACCCTCGGTATCGAGCGAGACGAAGAGGGCAACCTGCCCGAGATCAAGCAGATGCAGCCCTATGACCCCTCGGTGTTCACGAAGCTGATGGACATGTACGCCTCGCAGATGGGCGGCATGCTGGGCGCACCTCCGCAGGATCTCGGCCTCTACACGCAGGGCAACCCGGCGTCGGCCGAGGCCGCCCAGGTGAGCGAGTCTCGCCGCGACCGTCGGGCGCAGGCCCGCCAGTCGATGTTCGGTGTGGCGCTGGTGAAGACCATGCAGGACGCGATGCGCTACCAGAACAAGGGCCAGCTGCCTGCCGAGTTCGCGCGGATGATGGTCGACTGGCGCGACGTCAAGCTCGAGTCGATCGCCGCCACCTCGGATGCGATTACGAAGCAGGTCAAGCAGGGCATCGTCCCGGCGACCTCGGACGTGACCCTCAAGCGCCTCGGCTACACCGCGGTGGAGCGCCAGCAGATCGAGCAGGACCGCAAGCGCGAGGACGGCCGCCAGGTCGCCAAGGCGCTGGCCGCGACCTTGACGCAGACGGACACCAGTGGCAACGCCACCGCAGGTCAGTGACGACCCGGAGGTCCAGCAGGACTACCTGGCGCAGCTGGCGCTCGCCGGCGCACTGAGTGCCGGCCTGGCCCAGTTGTTCCCATCCTTCGATCCGCGACTCCTGAGGCAGTCCTTCACGGAGGTACGCCGCGGGGCGTCAGCACTGATCTTGGAGATGTCCACCGCGGCCATCTCCCTGTCCGCTGACCACTACGAGGCGATGCGCGAGGAAGCCCACGTCTCCCAGCCGTTCCGCGTCCCGGTCATCGACCCGCCCAGCCTGGCCGCTGTCGAATCTGAACTCAACAAGGCGACTGCCGCACTGCTGGACGGCGCCTCGACCGACTTCGATGCTCTCCGTCGGGCCATCGAGACGCAGATCGAGTCGACGGCCCAGAAGATGATCGCCGACGCCGCGAGCGACGAGCAGATGGCCGCTCTTCAGGCAGACCCCAAGGCGCTCGGCTGGGCTCGAGTGACTCGCCCCGGCGCCTGCGCGTTCTGCCTCATGCTCGCTACGCGCGGCCCGGTCTACGGCAGCAAGGTGTCCGCGAACTTCCGGGCTCACGTCGCTGTCAACGGCAAGGGTGGAACGTGCCACTGCACCGTCGAGCCCTTGTGGCGCGGCGTGTACGAGCCCCCGGCGCACATCCGCGAGGCGCAGGCGCTCTGGAAGTCCTCGACCGAGGGACGCAGCGGCAAGGACGCACTCCGCGCCTTCCGCAGAGCCCTCGAGGGCGGGAGCCTTCGCGAGCGCCCAGTCCCGACGCCGGCCATCCCGGCCGTGTCGCAGGCGGATCAGTTCGCCTCCCTGATGGGCAGCATCGACGCCCTTATGCAGACCTCCCGCTAGACGCGGGCCAGCAACACCACTCAACCGCCCCAGGAGGGCTACGCCATGCAAGCAAGTGACATCGAGAACCGGTTCGCGTTCCATCCGGCATCCACCCCGGAGAGGCGCGACGAGCACACGAGCGTTCGTCAGAACTGCCGCCGACTGGCGGACTTCATCAACGAGAACGTGCCCGATGGCCGAGAGAAGTCTCTCGCCATCACGCACCTCGAAGAGGCGATGTTCTGGGCGAACGCCGCGATCGCTCGAGGCGGTGTCGAATGACGACCCCGGCCACCGACCCTGCTCCCACCACGCCGCCGACCGAGCCGCCCGCTGCAGCGACGACT